TTGCCTATTATGTCTATGCCAAATGTCCTAAAGAAGGGAAAAATGGCTCAATATATGTCAGTGAACGGCAGATAAAGTTAGAGGATGAAACAGGGTACTATCATTTCTGGGTGGGGGTGTTGAATACTCCTGAGGATGGCGTACGTTCCTGGCTCCCGAATTATGGATATACCGAGATAGCCGGCCAGACGATTACAACAGGATTGATAAAGGACAAGTTAGCCCGGTTGGTGATCGATCTGTTGAATGCAAAGATAACGACGATCAATGGTGCTACAATTGAGGGAAAAATCAAGTTCACCTCCGGAACATCCGGTTATAATAATATTTCCGACCGCCCTAACCTACAACCGTTGTATGATGGGATAAATGATGCCTTGGCGGATGCAGAGAATGCTTCAAATGCAGCTAACACCGCCCAATTGACTGCAAATAACAAGGCAAGGGTATTTTATCAAACGACGGCTCCAACATCCGGTATGCGGACAAATGACTTATGGGTGGACGGAGTGAATATTTATAGATATAATGGTTCTTCATGGGTTCTTGCTTCGAAGTATGACAATACGATAACGGAGATCAACGGTGGACTTATAACTACAGGCGCAATTGCTTTTGGAAGCACAGGAGGAATGGCCGCTTCCGGTACGATTCGTATTTGGTCTGGAGGAACAGCCGGGGCGAATGGACAACCACCTACTTCTCCAACTTTTACTGTTGATAGTTCAGGTAACGTGATTTCAAATGGGACTATTACGGCAAATAATGCTATTTCATTAAGAAATGGACAAGCTGGGATTATTGGATATGGTACATCTAATAGTTCAATAAGATTTTGGGCTGGTGGATCAGTTCCAGAAAGTGCTGATTTTAGAGTTGATCAAAGTGGAGATGTTAATGTCAAAATGTTAAATGCTATAAATATCACTTGTGGTAGTTCTGATTTTTCAAGTATTTATTTAACCGACAAATCCTGGAGCAATAACTATGTTAGGTTGTTTGCTGCAAGGGAAGCTAAAGGAATAGAAATTCAAAAAACTTATCAAGGAATTTTAGACAATGTTGGTGGTTTTATTGTAATGAAATACAATCCAGACGCAACGGCTTATAGGGAAATAGGATTTTTTGTTAGACATTTTAAATCAGATGCATCATGGATATTTAGGACTTGCATAAAAGCAAGTCAATTGCCATCGTTGGTTCAGGTTAATGATTTAGACGCATCTGGAACAAAATATAATGTGAAATAGGATAGTGCAACAGGTTTATTATATATAGAATAAAAGAATATGAACTTAACATTAAAAGACCGGGTATTAATACTCAACACCGTGTTACCGCAGTTTGACACGAGAAAAAACATGGAACTGAAAGTCTCGATCGATCGTAAGATTACCATTTCGGAGGTTGATCAGAAACGAATTGTCGTTAAAGACTTAGGAGGTGGCCAGATCAACATAGGTTTTACAGATGCAGCGGCCATAACGGAAACAACAGATATAGACTTGACAGATGAAGAACTGTCATATCTCAAAGAGCGAGTTGACTTCATCGACCGCAACGGGATGTTCTCCGAGTTCACGATGCCGACGTATGTGAAGATCTTGGATGAACCGCTTGCTGATGTGGTGCAACCAGTCGAATAATATAAAAATCCGCCTCCAATCTTCACAGACCGGAGGCGGGAACCTTTAAATTTGAAATCATGCCAAACAATTTGGCAACAAATTAACCGACAACAAAGGTAATCAAATAAAACGAAGGAGGTGTGAAGTGAATGTGGAATTAACCGATATACTAACGATAATCGGGACGCTGGGAGGTTTTGAGGCGATAAAATGGGGAATCAAATTCTGGACTACCCGGAAGACAAATGCACGCATTGAAGATGCTCATGCGGATGCAGAAGAATTTAAAGCTTTGCGTGAATATAATGAGTTTCTGCAAAAGCAGCTATCCGATAAGGTGGAACGGTTCGTTGAGCAAACCGGAAGGCTTCGGCAGGTACAGGATGAGCTTTTTACTTTGAAAGAGAGCTATTCGGATGTAAAGCTCGAACTTGCTTTAAAGAGATGTGAAAAGAAAAAATGCGGTGATCGTGAACCGCAAAACGGATATTAAAAAGGAGGAAAGAAAATGAAAATCAGTGAAAATTTTGAATTGAAAGAGTTTACCCGTAGCAACACAGCGACACAGGAAGGTATTGCTAATGATCCGGGAGTGCGGGAAGTGAAAGCGATCGAGAACCTGGTAGTAAACCTGTTGCAACCTCTCCGGGAGAAGTACGGAAAGCGGATGGTTATCAATAGCGGCTACCGGTGTCCAGAACTGAATAAAGCCGTTGGAGGTGTGCCAACCAGCCAACACACGAAGGGAGAGGCAGCGGATGTAGCCTGTGAGCACCCGGCGTACCTGGTCGATTGTCTCCGGCGGTCTGGGCTGGATTTTGATCAGTGCATCCAGTACAGTACGTTCGTGCATTTATCGTTGAAACTCTCCGGCCAGAATCGGAAGCAATATCTGAAAGGGAGGTACTAATGAAAGCCTGGTACGTCATAATACTTTGTGTTCTCTGCTCTTGTGGAACTTCGAAGCGATCCACAGAGGCGGAGCGATACCGGCAGGCTAAAATTGAGCTTTCGGATAGCCTTTTCTGGCGGGACAAGCTCGAGCGGACGGAATTATGTCTGTCTGAAGAGATGCTAAACGCCAAAATTATTATAACAAACTGGTCTCAGCCGGATAGCATCGGCAGGCAATATCCGACTAAAACTACCGAGATAGATATGAGCAGGCAGAAAAATGAATCGGATAGTACAAAAGTTCAATCAGGATCTAATGCTATTCAAGTCAAAAAACAAGATATAAAGATTCAGGATTCCGAAACAGTAAAAGAGGATGTCAAAAAAGATTCCCGGCTTGTTCCCTCATGGGCGTGGTGGGTATTGACTTTAGGATGTGTTGCAGCCTTTTTGCTTGTTTGGCTCGTTAAAAGACGAAAGTAGTTTCTTTTTGTTCATAGATTAAGTTAATAGTGTAGCCGCCCTGCCTGTGAAGGTGGGGCGGTTTTTGTGTATTTTGCATTTCCAAAATAATTCCCTACATTTGGGAAATACTTAAATTTAATGATCATGAAAGCAGAGAGACAATATAAAGAGAGAACTTCCCGGGTAATACAACCATCGAAAGGCAGTGGTGGGCATATTGTTGATAATAGATCTAGCTTCATGACTATAAATGAAACCAAAGGACTCATGAGGAATGACCATGTTGCTCAAAGGATGGTAATCGTTGGCTCTGATCCTGTAGAAGTTGATTCCGTGATAGCTGCGGACATATCATTCCAACATCAGAAGGCAGGAGGCGTGCTGCTTACATTAGGGGAGCTACTAGGTGGTACACCGAGCAAATATGGTATAAAAAAGGATGGAAGCGAGGGGATTATATTGACAACACATGGTGAACCTGGTAAAGTTGGTGATTTTGGCCCGTCTGAGATCATAGATGGATTAAAAAAGATAGCAAATATAGAAAAGGCCAAATACATATATATTGCCAGTTGCGATGCGGCCACCTCGCCTGGTGGTGAAGTTCCATCTGTTATAGCTGAGATCGGAGCTGCGTTTCCAGGGATTAACGTTTGCGGGGCACCTGGAATCGCCATTACGGACTATCGAGGTATATCCGGAGACTATCAAACCGTGTATAAGAAAAATGAGCCTAAGGGTATTCCCTTTCAGGATGTGGCATGTGTTATAGAAAATGCGGTTACCTTATCCCTATTTCCGAATGTAAAGGATTCTTTGGGATTAGATGACTTAGATAAGGTTGAAAAAAAAGGCATAGAATTGCGATCTCAGGGTGATTTTATTGAATTTTACGATACTCTTATAAATGCATTACTTGGCCAATTTAATGTTGATAGGCTTATTTTCTTCGTTGAAACATATAGAAAAGAATGTGAAAAGCAGCTTGCAACAGCCGAAAATCAAAGTACCATAATTTATTTTCAGGATCAGCTTAAGATAGTTCCCTTAGTGTTAGAGTTCGTAAAGAAGCAAATCCCTGTAATTACTGATGCTCGGAAAAAGGACGCTCCTCTAAGGAATAAAGCAGGGAGTTCGATCACTTATGATAGTCTCTGATTTCAAATAGAGGTTTTCCATCATTACCCCACAAGCCCCCATGAGATAGCCCGGATCAAGTTCGCCAATGAGAGCTTTTCCGTATACGGTGTATCGGAAAATGAATTGTCTGACGGAACTCCTCGTTGGGATATGTTGAATTTGGGTCGCTGGGAGGAGGAAATCTTAAACTGAGTATAAATGAAATATCGGGGATTGATATGGCCAAGCTATCAATCCCCGACATTTAAAACAACAGTTTTCCTTCCTTCTTATCCATCACCGCATTGAAAACACTTTTATAGGTCTCATACAACTCCTTCCGGCTTTCCGGCCCCGGCCAGTCGGCGAAAGACTCTCCGGCGAAGAATTTCCAAGCGAAGATCCGTTTGGCTTTTTCGGATAAGCCTAATTGATCGATTATGTTCCGGACATCCTGCATACGTTCCCGGATGTATTCGGTACGATCCGGACTGTCGTCGGGTTCGTCGATGATATTCAGCCGTCGCCAATCCACATTCTCATCTATTGGAATAGGCTTGTATTTATGCCGGTAGGGAGATGTGTCAGAGGTAACGTTTAGCTTTATCATTTGCAGGATATACCAATCAAGTTCGGTATATCCACCTTTTGGGGTTTCCATAAGCCGGGAGAGGAGCTCCGGGGGCTTTTGAAGCAGCATACATATTACCTCGTTTAATACATCAATAGCTTCGTCTGTCATTCCGGCAAGTGAGCAGTGATACTTAGCGTAATCCAGCCACCTGTCGTAACGTTTCTCAATATATTTATTCAATGCCTCACTTGCCATAGTCGTCTTTATTTGATATATTTGTTTCCGGTTGCAAGGGGGTGGCGCTGTGAGGCGCTGCCTTTCTTATTCCTCCTCTTCGTTTGTATCAAAAAGATTTGCCATCATATCAACAATATTCGTCTGGATATTGTCTTCAGCTCCCAATACGGCATTACTGATATGCTTCTTTTCTTCGATAATCCTGTAGAGCTTCTGGTCGATCGTCCGACGGCCAAGCAGATAGTAACAGTTTACAGAATCTTTCTGCCCGATACGGTGCGCCCGGCTTTCTGCCTGATCGCAATCGGCATACGTCCAAGGAAGTTCGATAAAGGCAACATCGCTGGCAGC